ATGTTTAAACACATTTCTGGCAACCGCGAATTAAGTGAAAGCAACATACAGGCAATAATGAATCAATTGCGCGAACGCGGCCAGCAACAACCCATTATAATTAATGAACGCAATGAAGTAATTGACGGACAACACCGGTTGGAAGCGTGCAAGCGGTTGAAAATGCCGATTCAGTACATTAAGCGACGTGGGGCAAATCTTGAAGATGTTATTAGCACCAACATTGTTGGCAAAAAATGGGCGGTAAATGACTACATAAACCGGTTTGTGGCAGAAGGTAACGAAGATTACATACAACTGCAAAAGTTTATAGAACACTGCAGTCTTTCAGGCTTTGCGCCAAGCGTTGCCATTCGGATTGCTGAGGGCGTCTTCTCAAACAAAACTTATTACATGTGCGACGATGGGGTAGTAAGAAGATCCGGAGGAAATTTTTCAAGAGAGAAGAAATATAAAAAGCTGTATTCAGTTGGCGATGCGGTCAAACTGGGAAAATTTAAAATGAAAGATCCTGAAAGAGCACGCGAACGATTACGTGTAATTTGCATGTTTCAAGAATTTAGTTTCTACACGAAAATGAGTTTCGTTTCGGCCATAATGCAATGCATGCGCATTGACGGCATAGATTTTGAGAGGTTGTTAGAGAGCGCGCGTAAATACCCGCGTAAATGGCATAACGAAGCAAGCTTAGAAAACTTTGTGCAAATGTTTGAGGATGTGTACAACTGGCGCCGTAAGAACAAGCTGCCTATTGTGAACAATCCACAGCGACGTTTATGAAGCGTACAGGCATCTGGATACCGCTAGAGATTTGGGAGCTGGACCTTGCGCCGATGGATCGCGTCCTGTTGGCTGAGGTCGCCAGCTTCGCGGAAAATGGCAAAGCGTGCTTTATGACCAACGCCAAACTAGCCGAGGCGCTCGGCATTAGCGAAGACCGTACCCGAAAGATAATTTACCGCCTGATCCAAAGCGGCCACCTCAATAGGGGGGTGGTCGCAAACGGACAGGGTGGGTACAAACGGACTTTAGGGTGGGCGCAAACGGACAGGGGGGTGGGTGCTAACGGACAGGGGGGTGGGCGCAAACGGACACGTACTAATCAACTTACAAAACAAATTACTAAAACACTACTAAACAAGGGGGAAAAATTTTCGATAGTACTTCCATGGCAGACAGAAGCCTTTACAGCCGCATGGTCCGAGTGGCTGGAGTACAAAAAAACAGATCACCGATTCACCTACAAATCGCCCAAAAGTGAACAAAGGGCACTAATTCAACTCCAAAATGAATACACTAACCAAACCGACGCAATCGAAGCGATCCACAGAAGTATCGCAAACGGATACAAAGGCCTTGTATTTAAACAGCGCACAGGCGGCAGAACTAACGCCAGCAGAGCGGCAAACCTTAAAACAGACGTCAACCGCGAACAGCTTGCAGAATTTGCAAGAACTGGACGTATCGCGCCTAACAGTGGCGGCGTGCTTTGAGGGCACAAACGTAAAAACGGCCCTAATAGTTAACGAAAGCGCTACACGGGCGGCGCTGGTCGGTATGATAAGCCGCTGCGTGGACTTCATAGACGCAAACAAGACACTAAACGAGCCGGCGCATATAGCGCTTACCGTCAACGAGCTTGTACAGCAGTTCCCGGCATTCACTTTGGAAGATTGGCGGCTTTGCTTGTACATGATGGCTAAAGAAAGCTTCGGACCGTACTACGAGCGGCTAAAATTGGCGCAGTTCGTGGATTGCTTCACCAAATACGACCAACTGAAGCAGCCAGTCATTCAGACGATCCGCGAGAACGAACGCAAAGACGCAGAACGGATGCAGCAGGAAGCAATGCGGCATTTACGGCCCGAATACGCCACAGAGGTCAACCCAATAGCGTCTAGGGTACATCCAGCCGATTGGATGGCAGGAGAGAACCGCCTAACGTACACAGAGCGGGAAGAGATGGAGAACCGACAGAAGCAAAGCAACAAATGACTCATGGATCTCTTTTTTCAGGAATCGGAGGTTTTGACCTTGCCTCAGAGTGGGCGGGATTCACAAACCTATTCAACTGCGAATGGGAAGAATTCCCTCGCAAAGTCCTCAAACATCACTTTCCCAATGCAGAACAATATGAAGACATCCACGACTTCGACGCAACTAAGTATAATGGACGAATTGACATCCTTAGCGGAGGGTTCCCCTGTCAACCGTTTAGCGTCGCAGGAAAACGCAAAGGCTCAGAAGATGAACGCCACCTCTGGCCAGAGATGCTTAGAATTATCCGAGCCTGTGAACCGCGTTGGATCGTGGGCGAGAACGTTCGCGGGCTTGTTAGTTGGTCGAACGGATTGGTATTCCAAGAGGTGTGCGCTGACTTGGAAGCTCTTGGGTACTCCGTCCAATCGTTTATTATTCCAGCTTGCGCCACAGGCGCTCCCCACCGACGCGACAGAGTTTGGATTGTTGCCCACAATCACAACCGAGACAGGACGGAAGAGCGACTTCAAACAGGGAGGCAAGTCGATGTTTACCGCATTGAAGGAAACAGGAATGCTCCCGACACCCAACGCCTTCGATTGGAACACACCGAGAAGTCCGGAAGCGTGGAAGAACGCGAAAGAAAAACACGGCTCAACGTTGCAGAATCCATTGAAACAAATGGCGAGCGTGGGAATGCTCCCGACACCGATAGCACAGGAACACGACAAGATAACAGGCAAGGAGAATCAGGACAGCTTGACCAAAAGAGCGAGAGAAATGACTGGGAAGACTTCCCAACTGTCCCCCCTATTTGTGGAGGAGATGATGGGCTTCCCAAAGAACTGGACGGTATCACCTTTCCAAAGTGGCGAAGGGAATCAATCAAAGCATACGGAAACGCTATAGTCCCCCAAGTGGCTTACAGGATATTTCAATGCATAAACGATTACGAAAATGACACCAATTGAACGCTTTTGGCTCGACCTGATGGACGCACGCAGGTACGCAATTACAGAAGTATACGGCGCGGAATGCGCGAGCAGATACCAACCGCACCCGATAGAACGCGAATACTTCATAAACAACCGTGGCACGTTCTCAGAGCATCCCAGTGTAACCGAACACACAAAAGCGTTTTGGGTGATGTGCGAAACGCACTACACAACCCAGCGCGAGGCGTACCGCAGGAAGCTACGGGCCAACTGGCACATGGTGCAGCAGTCAACCGAATACAAGAACCGCAAGCGGGAGCGCGAATTGCTAAAGGACTACATTAGCGACGCAATTAACGGTAATGGCAAAGAAGCAGACGCACGCACAGCTAAAAAAGAAGGTTGATGAGTGGTACAGCAAAGCGATCAGATACCGAGCAGCAGACGCCCAAGGATACGCCGAGTGCTTCACTTGCCACACACGTTACCATGTTGGGTATCTCCATTGCGGACATTTTGCAAGCAGGCGGCACATGGCCACCCGTTGGCACGACCCAGCGGACGGCATCGGTAACACAGCCCCGCAGTGCGTGGCCTGCAATTTGTACGACCAAGGGCGGCAATGGTATTTCGGTCAGAGAATTGACAGCCTTAAGCCCGGACGAGCTGCGCAGATTATGCGAGAGGCAGAGCGCCCGCGAAAGTATGCGATGGAAGAGCTTAGACAACTGTGCGAACGTTACAGACGAGAGGTTGAACAACACATTGCACAAACGCCTGCGCTCGCTAACAGACCAGCAAAGAGAAGCAAGGATACACGACCTAAGGCAGGAGCGGACGCGGTTGCTACATGATAAACGAAACAACGGAAGCCAGCGCGTTACCGTCGGCGATCAGCTCTATATACTGACCGGCCACATAGCTTACAAACATCGTTAAATGCCCACGATACCACGCAAGCAAACGCCCGATCCAAGGCGCAAAGGAAGGAAGCGAGACACGCCACAGGATCGCAGGTACTGGACAAACGCGTGGCGTAAGAGCCGGCTGGCCTTTCTTAAGAACAACCCTGAGTGTACAGGATGCGGCGGGCCTGCCAACGTGGTGGATCACGTCATTCCAGTACGTCAAGGGGCTGAGTTCTTCGATGTAAGCAACTGGCAGAGCCTCTGCACACCTTGCCACGCAAGCAAATCAGGGCGCGAGGCCCACGGGGGGTAGCCCCCTGCAAAAACCTGAGCATTTT